TCTAATGGAATTTAAAAAGGAGGTATATATGCAACACAAGATTCTACGAGCATGGGATAGCGGAAAGAACAAAGTTCGATATGTTTACCATGACCCAGAGTCTGGAAGAACCAATCTGGGCGAGGAAAAGACAGATTGGTTTTTTTATGTCAAAACGAAAGATTTCAACAACAATAAGCCTTTTTTCAAGTTCCTTGAAGAACAGTATTATGTTAGCAGATATGAACACGAACATACATATACGAGAGTTTATGTTGATCGTGAACACAATTCAGAACTCCTAGATAAGAATATGGAGTTTGTATGGGAATACAAAGATAAACAACTCAATTACATTCTTGGTAAGCTTCTCGAAAGAAATATCCAACACTACGAAGCAGACCTAAAGGTTTATCAGCGTTGGATTATTACAAACAATGTAGAATTCGAATCCGAGCATAAGCTGGTATTTCTGGATATCGAAACCGATGATAGCAAGATGACAGGGCAACCGATCCCCGGTGAGTTCCAGATTCTTTCTTGTGCCTTCTGTGATTCTGAAGGTAAGGCTGTTTGTCTTGTTGCAAAAGACATGACCGATGAAGCCGAAGAAGAATTACTTGTTAAGATGGCTAAGGTTATCAATCACTATGATGTGTTGGTAGCGTTTAACGGGCTTAATTTCGACTTTCCTTATATTAAGGCTAGGTTCGAAAAATATGGAATACAGATAGACTGGCGTAAGAAGTTCCTTCAGGATCACATGGTAATTTATAAGAAACTTGGGCCAGCACTTCCTTCATATTCTCTCGACTCTATTTCAAAGTTCGTTCTTGGAGAAGGTAAGGTAGAACATGAAGAAGGCATAACGGAGATGTTCTTGAACAATCCTAAATTGTTTAAAGAATATAACACACAAGACGTTATGTTAATGTATAAGATCGAACAGAAAACAAACTTCTTATCTGTTGCTAGGGAAGTGAATACCATCGGAAGGTGCCCATGTGACGATGTGTATATTTCCAGAAAGATTGATATGATGGTTTTGATACAGGCTTATGAAGATGGACACTTTCATTTCAAGACGAAAGAGTATCAGGAAAAGGTAGACGATGATGACGAACAGTTTATCGGTGCTTTCGTAAAGACTCCTTCACCGGGGTTGTATGAGAACGTTCAGGTATTCGATTTCTCGTCACTGTATCCAAATACAATCAAAACGTTTAATATCTCACCAGATACATTAGTAACAGATGAAAACAAAAATGATATACCAGATGGAAAGATAATCAGTTGCCCATCAGGACACAAGTTTCGCAAGGATTTCATCGGTATAATTCCAAAAGTTATTGCATCTACGGCAGACAAGAGAAATTACTACAAGAATCTACTCAAGACTGTGCAACCGGGAACCGTGGAACATAAGACATATGATAGGCTTCAATATGTATTCAAGTATTTCGGTCTGTCATTCTATGGCGTTATCGGAATGAAAACATCTAGGTTCTATGATGTTAGGGTTGCAGAAAGTGTAACTCTTGGTGGGCAGTTCTTTATCAAAAAGGTAATCGAATATATCGAATCAAAGATATCTCCTGTTATCTATGGCGATACTGATTCTTGTTTCTTTGTATTCAAGCAGTTGGAAAAGATAGACCTCATACTTGGTAACATTTCCAAGATTTGCGATCATTATGCTAAGAAACAGTTCAATTCCGACATCTGCACTCTTGAAATGGCATATGATAAGGGATTCAGTAAGTTCCTGCTTATAGCTAAGAAAAGATATGCAGGATATATCACATATCTCGATGGGCATAAGTTGAGTGATCCAAAACTGTATGTTGCCGGTCTTGAATTTAAGAGAACTGACGTATGTAAGCTTGTTAAGACAAAGCAAGAAGAATTGCTTAGAGCATTATTGGCACCAGAAACCATGCCTCTGACGATAGCAAGAAAATTCGTTGAAGACCTGAAGGCTTATCTGTTTGGTAAGAATGTAAATTTGGTAGATATCACATTCGGACAGAAATTAACGAAGAACGCAGAAGATTACAAGGCAAAGACCGCTCATCTCAAGGTTGTAGCCGAGATGAAGGAAGATGGGGAAGAAGTCTGGGTAGGAGACAAAATCCAGTACTTCATCGAAGGTGTAGATAAGGATGGTAAGGGAGTACCCAAGCCCATATACAAGTTCGAAGGGGTATTTGCAAGAACATATTACTGGAATAAAAAAATATTTCCAGCGTTGCAACGCCTGTTAAGTGTGGTATATAAAGAAGTCGATTGGGATAACTATTTGATTACCAATAAGAAGTCAACAGCTAGGGGTGCTATGGATTTATGGTAGAGTTTATCAATAAAATTATCGTTGGTGAATGTGTAGATGTTATAAAAAACATTCCAGACGAAGCTATCGACTTAGTAGTTACTTCACCTCCATATGGTTCTATTCGTGGATATAAAAAGGGATATGAATACGACTTTGAAGAGTTGGCAAACCAGTTAAAGAGAACATTAAAGCCCGGTGGTGTTATTGTATGGGTTGTTGGAGATCAAACAATTGATGGTGGTGAATCTCTGTTCCCGTTCAAACAGGCAATCCACTTCAAAGAAATATGTGGTTTGACTATCCATGATACGATGATCTATAAGAAGAAAACATTGACCTTTCCAGATGCTAATAGATATTATGCCGGGTTTGAATATATGTTCGTCATTAGCAAGGGAAAGCCCAAAACATTCAACCCAATCAAAGACCGTAGAAATATAACCGCTGGTCAAAAAGTTCACGGTCTTGAAAGAAAAGGCGATGGTGAAGAATTCGGAGAACGGGCCTGTTCTGGTAATATAATTGGTAGCCATGGAGTAAGATTTAACGTATGGGAATATGACTGTGGTGGTGGTAAAACTACGAAGGATAAATATGCCTTCAAACATCCAGCCTTAATGCCAGAGAAAATGGCGTTTGACCACATCAGATCATGGAGCAATCCCGGTGACATGATACTTGATCCGTTCAATGGAGCAGGAACAACAACTAAAATGGCGGCTATTTTGGATAGGAAATATTGCGGTATAGATGTTTCGGAAGACTATTGCGAAATAGCAAGAAAACGAATCGTTCAATATAGTGGACTATACTGATATGGATGCAAGACTAAAGAAGTATGCGGAGATGTCAAAGTTCTTTCTAACTAATGTTAGCAGTATAGATGATTGTCTGGAGGAAGCCAGAAAAACTCAAGTATTGTTAAGCGAATTGATAGAGTTACAGAACGAATTACAGATAAAATACCAGAAGCTAGAGACTAAATATAGTTCTTGGTGTGCAGATAAACGGGATTCTATATTTCAGGTACTTAATAAGAATTCTGTTAAATCATCTGAGCGGGTAATTGAAGATAAGATGATACGACTCAATGCCAAGGAATATCAAGAATTAAAAGACTCTCTGGACGAAGCAAAGATAGACTATCAGACCGCCGAAGCTTTTAAAATGGCATACTTTCAACGGAAAGATATCATAACAGAAGTTATAAGCTATTGGCGTAATCGTGGCGAAATAGATACATGTCTGATGAAAAACAAAGAATTGGTCAAGAAATTATTGGAGAGACTATGAAACCAGACTTTCTACAGTCAGAGTTACAGGATAAGAAACGATTTTATCTTAGCAATATTCGAAGCACATGTTCTAAGTGTCATGGTGAAGGAATGTTGATTAACTATGACGAAAGAACATATATTGACTGTCCAGTTTGTGTTGGTAAGTTTGAGAAGATTAAGAAGTATCTCGATTCTAATATATCAACAGAGTATTTATTCTTAGGGCTTCCAGAGGTTAAGAGGGTTTATTCTAAAGAATGTTACGAAGCGTTCGAAGG